GCGACGTGGAGCACGTCGCACGTGTTGTTGACGTCGCGGACGTCCCCCGCCGAGACGACGACCCTCTTGCTCACCGGTTGCCCCCGACGATCTGTCCCGGCGAGTTGGTCACGATCGGCGTCGCGCCTCGCACTCGAACCATGGGACGCCCCGACGGGTCGTGGTGGACGTGGACGTGGACGTCTGCAGTCACGTGCGAACCGCCGGTGCCTCCGCCGCCGGCAACTGCGGGCGCGGCTTGCGGCACGACGCCTCCGGTCAGAGCTCCCGGCGCCACGCCTCCGGGACGCATCGGGTCGAGGCCGACGCCGCCCGCGCTCGTCTGGCCGACGTGCAAGTGCGTGCGGACCTGCTGACCACCAGGAGCCTGCCAGAACTGGTTGCTGTACGTGCGTCCGAGCGCGGTCCCTCGAGCGATGCGCTGACCGACGCGCAAGCTCGAAGGGAACGTCACTGGGTCGATGTGATAGATCTTCGTCAGCGCTCCGTCGGCGGCGCGTATGTGGATCCCGGTCCCGACTTGAAGGCCGGTGCCGTTGGGATGAATCTCCTCGATGATGCCATCGACCGGACAAGTGACCGCCGTGCCGGGAGGGAACGCGAGGTCGACCCCTGGGTGTGGAGCTCGTCCTGGGATCTGATTGCCGAATCCCTGCATCACGAATTGCCGATACGACGACGAAGACGCAGATGACGACGACTGCGAAGGGAAACCCGTCAACGGAGAAAACCCGCTCATGGATCTGTTCGTGTTCGCCGTCGACTGGAGCATCGAAGACATCGTAGGAAGAGAAGTCGCCGCCTGCGGCGAGTTGCTTTCCTGGAGATGCCTGAGCTGTTCTTGTGGACTGCCGCCAAGAGCGACAGGACCGACCCCTTGGATCGACGAGATGCCCGATGGACGCTGCGCTTCGGATTGGCTGCGACGCGGGCCGAGCGCAGCTCCTGGCACAGCTGAAGTGCCTGTGGTGTACTGGCCGCCGATCTCGGTAGCCTCCGGCGACACGGGCTTGATCAGGGAACCGCCCGACATCTTCTTCGCCTTGAGCAACGTGATGAGCTTGAGCTGGCTCACGCCGGTCCCGAACGTCGCCGCAACGCCGGCGATGTTCTCGAGCGCGCGGTCGGCGGCAGGACCATCCGGCATGGTCAACCACGCCTTCACGATCGGCATCCCCATCATCTGGTTGATGATGGCCTCTTGCATCTCAGTGTCGGGTTGCTCAGCGGACCGCGACATGCGCGCGGTCGCCGCGAAGTAGTCGCCGCCTGTCAGCTGCATCGCCGCTCGCAACGCGAGCGGCGACTGCTGGTTGCTCGTCATCCCTTGGAGCGCCTGCGTCATCGACTGAGCTGCCGGCGTGTCTCCCTGAAAACGAGCTCCTAGGCTGCCCACGAACTGCTGCTGCGCGGCGACTTCCTTCCACGCGACGTCGGTGTCGACGCTCGACTGCGCGGCACGCTGCCACATCGTCAGCATCTCTCCCCACCTGCCACGCTCCAACCCGGTGGTGACGGCGATGCCGATCGCGGTCGCCATGACCTCCGTCTCCTGGCCGGGTTTCAAGCCGGCGCGGCGGAGACCGCCCATCGTCTCGGCTCCCTCCTGGCCGAGCCCCAGCTGACCTTGGAGGTTCAACACCGTCTCCATGCCTTGACCTTGGCCGAGACCACGACGAGCCCCAGCACCGACGAGACCAGCGGTCTCAGATCGGCTGAACCCGTAACGCTTGACGAACTGCTCGCGGTAGTCGTCGTCGGTCCAGAGGTTGGTGAACGAGTTCATCGCGTTCTCGCCAGAATCCCTGAACGTCTCGTACTGCATGTTCTTGAACTCGTCGTTCTGCTGCATCACCTGGTGGAACGGCGCGGTCACCGCGCCGAGCAGCTTGCCGGCGACCGGGACCTGGCTGACCAGGTTGTGCACGAACCCCATGACGTCCGTGCTGTAACCGCCGCCCATGAACATGCGCATGGACGACGGCATGAGCGCCGCGGCGAGGTCGCCTGAACGCGAGAGGATCTGCGACGCGAGGCCGAACCGCCCACCAGCGACCGGGGTCGCTGGCGTCGGTTGAGCGAGCGCGCCAGCGCTGCCCCAACCACCAGCTCCGCCTCCTCCAGTGCCCGCGCCACCGCCACCACCTCCGCCGAGGTACACACCACCAGCCAGCGCGTTGAAACCGATGACGAGGGTGCGGTCAACACGTTCGAGCGCGTCGATCACGCCACGGAGGGTGTCCTTCGAACCCTGCTGAGAAGGACCTTGCGTCGCGGGCTGGCCGCTGCCGAGCAGGTTCGCGCCGAACCCCTTCTCGAACGCCTGCGTGAGGACCTGCGTCGCCTGCGTGGCGCTGCGCTGGAGCGCCTCGACGTCGATGCCGAGCTGGAGTTTGACGTCGTCAGCCATCAGCGCCTGCTCGTGTAGTCCCCGTGAATTTCCTCAAGCCCGACGCCGTGCTTCTGTTGGTGGCGAGCACGTGAAGCTGCCTTGATCACGTCGAACTGCTTGCGCGCTTCAGGATCACGGAACGCCTCGTCGAAGTCGATCCCCTGACCAGACGCGGCGGCCTCCTGCCACTTGTCGAGCAATGCGTCTCCAGTCCTGTGAACGTAACGTCCAGATTCCTTGATATCTCGCGGGAACTCCTCTGCAGGATCGATCTCAATGACGTCCTCCAGGTATTCAATCATCAACTCCTCTGGCATGTACTCGGCCAACAGTGGGTCCTTCCTCGGGCGGTTGTACTTCTTGCACCACCAGCGCTGGAGCCACTCCGTGCGCACCCGAGCTGCCGCGACGGAGCGCAGCAACCGGTAATCGTCAAACCGCGCGCTTGCTATGAAAAGAATCGATCCACGACCTCACGTGGTCCCACACTTTGCGCAGCGGGTCAGCGGTGAAGAAATCGGCCGGCGTCCACCAGTCGGGGAAATCAACGAGGATGACCTGCAGACCCGCCATCATCTCGTGATAGAAGTCGGTCTCCGGGTCAACCGCCATACCGCCGTTCAGCTTCGCCTTGAGCACAGCGATCTGTCCGAGATGGCCAAGCGCCGGGCGGCGTGCCGTGAAGGCTCCAGTCTTGACGCGACCCGTCTCCAGGTTTCGCCACGTCACGGTGAACGTCTTCGTGAAAGTAATCGTCTTGTCGGAGTCCCCGGCGACGTCTACGATCTCGACAGGACGAGCAAGATCGATGTCTGTAGACACCTGCTCTGGTTCTATGGAAACTGCCGATTTCATTGTCATGTCTCGTTACCTCGCTGTCATGGCGAAACTTCGGTCTCGTCCTTGGCCCTGATCGCCACGAAGTTGACGTTCTGCCCTGTGATGCCACGCGCCGTGACGTTGAAGTTGTAGCTCGATGTCTTCACCGTCTGGAACTGATGCAAGATCTTCCCGCTGATGCGCGGATCATCCTGGATGACAGCGTCGACTCCTTGGATCCGGAAGATGTCGTCGAACTTCGGGAAGATCTGCTGCTGCTTCAGCGACCCAGGGGCGTTGACGTCGTCGGAAGCTCCCTGCGAGATGGTCCTGAACACCTGCGCCGTTAGCGTGACGCGGTAGCCAACCGGGGCGTGCTCGCGGACCTCCAGGTGATCGAGCGTCTCGACGGGCTCGTACTGGATCTCCTCCGAACCGGACACCCCGGACGCGAAACCAACGATCTCGCCGTTGAACAAGAAGAGACACCTCGCGCCCGTGAAAACGCGAGTGCCTTGACCTTGCGGAAGCGCTGTGCGAGCCATCTCTCAGCTCCTCTCCTTACGCCGCCGCCCCGCTGATCTGGGCAGGGACGAGGACGATCGTGGTGAGCACGTAGTTGATGCCTGGCGTCGGCGTCACGGTGACGCTGACCGTGAGCTGGTCGCCGTTTAGGCTCCAGCTGACCTTCCGCCAAGCGTTGAGGCGCTGACCGTTGACGACGCTGTCGGTGATCGCTCCGGCGTCCTTGAGCGGCTGCATGACGGTCGCGACCACGGCAGGCACGAGCGACACGCGCTGCACCGAGCCTCCACGACCGACGAACGCGTCCTGCAGCGCCTGGCGCAGGTTGAACGCGACCAGCTTCCAGATCTGGACGATGGTCTCCTCGGTGTACGCGTCGTTGTTCGACTTCGTGAAGGTCGTGATGACCTTGTCGAAACGGAACCCGCGCCCGCGCACCGTGTTGAGCACGGTGCCGCCGTTCAGCTCCAGCAGCACGACGTCGGTGTTGTTCTGCTCGGACCACGAGCTGTCCGAGCTGACGCCGGAGACGTTCCCATACTTCCACGTGATGGGCTCGCCCAGCGGAGCCCCAGCCCGCATCCCGGCCGCGATGCACGCGGTCGACCACTCGGGGAAGAATACGACCTGGCCAGCGGTGTACTGCAGCAGCACCCCACCGACGAACGTCTGCCCGCTGACGCTGGCCGGACGCTGCGACCGCTCGGCGAACGCCACGAGGTGCTCGCTGTTCGCCGTGTTCAGCGTCGTGATGAAGTTCGTCTTGGTCTGGCTGACCCCGACCCACGCTTGGACCTCGTTCTGCCCCGCCGTGCTCGACGCCAGCTTGGCGTAGGCGACCGTGGCGGCGACGATCGACGCGATGGTGAAGGTCCCCTGAGCGCTGACCGCGTCGGCGGACGCGAGCGGGACCGCCTGGTTGACGCGGATGTTCTGCAACGCCGTGAATCCTGTCACCCAGTCGGCGTTCGCGCTCGTGCCGCGCGTGCCTCCGGTGAGCTGCGTCGCGACGAGAGGACCGACGAACGCTGCCGTCGCGAGAGTGAACGTGCTGCTGACCTGCTGGCTGTTCGCGTTGACCCAGTTCGAGACGTCGGCGTTCTTCGCGAAGATCGTGGTGAGCGCCGTCTTGACGTCGACCGCGGTCTGGAGGTCGATTTGGTTCGACGCGAAGCTGTTGCTGTTGGTGACCAGCGACGTGACCGTGTACTTGCCGGTCGCCGCGATCGCCTGGATCAGCAGCGCCAACGTCGAGTAGTCGGAGAAGTTGAGATTGAGGTTGTCGGCCGCCGCCCCGGTGACGGTCGTGGTTAGCGCCGTGGCCGTCGTGGTTAGCGTCGCCGCCGTGCCGGCGCCGGTGTACTGGATCGTGAACTTTCCCGTGCCAGCGATGACTGGGCTGACCTCAGTGATCAAGCTGCCGAACGCGTCCAGGTTCGTGATCGTGACGACGAACCCAGGAGCGGACACCGCGACGGCGACGGTGATGTTGTTCGTCAGCACACCCCACTGCAGCGAGGTGAACGTGAACGGTGCAGACGTCAGCGTAGACCGCGCCGAGTTGTTGACCTTGTAGCAGACGATCTGCTGCGCGCCGGCGGGGATACGCGGGTCGGCGCTCGGGTCGGCGACCATCGCGGCGGCCTCGACGAGGTCACCCGATACGTAGGACGCCTTGACGTCGGCCGGCGTGAGGAACGACAGCGGAAACCGCGGGCGTCCCTGCTCCGCCTCCCCGATCAACCCGACGATCCCGAGACCCTGCAGGACCGTGTTCTGGAACTGAGACGCATCGATCTGGGTGTACGCGCCGGGACGAACGATGACCTGCCCATTAAAAAGGACTTGTGTCGTCACGAAGACCTCGCTTCCATCGAGTGATGGTCCGTCACCGCGTGATGCGCGGCGAAGATCTCGTCGAAGTCCTCGACCGTAGCGACGCGGACGTCCGTGTACGCGAGCATGCTTGCCTGGAGGATCAAGTTGTCGATCTGTCGAGCGACGAAGTACACGTGGATCGCCACCGCGTCCTGCTTCTTCGCGTACACGGACGCCTTGACTTGGGCCTTGGCGACAGCTTCAGGCGTGGTGATCGGAGGCGCCACCTCACCAGGATACGCGCGACCTACCGTCGTCTTGACCGTCTTCTCGTCCTGGTTGTCTCGCGGCATTAGGCTGACTCCTATCCTACATCGAAACCCTCGAAACCAGCATCCATTTACCACACCCGATGGTCGCTCACTCAGTCGCCGGCCGGCGCGACTACGGTGTCGACCTCGATCCCACCGATGAACGACGCGACGTCGAGGACGAGGTTGACGACGAGCGGGCCAGACGCCGGACCGTTGAAGTCGAAGATGGTCATGTACCGCGCTTGCAGCACCCGGTAGTACACGAACTTCGGCATCTTTTCGGCGTCGTACTCCAAGACTCCGCCGGACAAGCTGAGGTTGTGAACGTCGTAGAACTTGTCGAGAGAAGCCTTGTTGTACACGATGATAAACTTCACCAACGTGTACAAGAGCAGCGTCAAACGATCGTCGTCAGACGCGATGTATATGTTGGTGATTCGGTTCTCTGGTATACCGTACGCTGGGGCTTCCGTCGGTATTTGATTTCCGAGCTTTCCATAATCTGTCGTACCGACCGAGTCGTTCAAGAACGTGTTATTCGTGTCTTCTGATTCTGATTGCGGTTCTACCACGATCAACGCCAACCCAACTGCGTCACGCGGCCAACTTACGTCTAGGTAAATGTTCTGATTCTGTATCAGCCACTGCTTGAACTGGTTCCTGACGTCCTGCGGAACGAACGCGAACAACTGGTCGACGACGTCGTTGGGAGTGCCGATGGCTTCGCGTACCTGACCGAGCGCCCACCCGATGAGCTGACGGATGGCGAACTCCGGGATCCGCAAGCCGGCAGGCTGCGTCTGCGGCACGGTGAAGTTGTTGCTTGGCACGTCGACTGGGTCAATCGACATCACTTGCCCTTCGCAGACGAAAACGAGTCTCGAATGATGCTCGCGATCTCGCGCTTGGCTCCCGGCAGCACGCCGTCGAGAGCGCGCCGCGCCTTGAATCCCGGGTGGTGCCACGACGAGGGAGAGCTGCGCGATGAGATCCGACGAACGGTCATGTAGCTCACCGACCACCCACCCTTTCGACTGACGGCTGACTTGCGAATGACGTCGTCGTGGATCCCTCGCTTGTGCTGCACCGCCTGCTTCTTCGGCCCGACCCCGAGCGCCTGCGAGATCGGACCTCGGTGCAGCGCTCGCGTGAACGACTTCCCCTCGGTCTTCATCGACATCCTGACCTCGCCGACTCCGCCGAAGCTCCGGGCCGCGCGTCGCCCGGCCGTGCGGATGGCCTGTGGGACCGTGCCAGGCTTGTGGCGGATCGGGACGTCGACGTACACGCCGCCGCCCTTGGAAGGCTTGCCACGCGCGAGCAGCTTCGCCTTCATGTCGAACGATCCTGCTCCGCGCTCCACGGCGACGACGACAGGATCAGTGATCGTGATCGTGACCGCCTTGTTGGTCACCGCCACGACGTCGCGGGCACGCAACGCTGTCTTGTAACGCGAAGCGAAATCAGGCACCAGCTTGTCGGCCACGGCGGACGCGCGGTCGACAACCAGCGACGTGATGCGCGAACGCGCCTCGCGGAACGCGTTCTCGTACGTACCGGTCACCTTCGTAGCCAACGCTCCTCTGCTACTTGAAGGGATTTTGATCGACAACTTGACGCGCATCTTCTCCTTCGTTCCTGATGAGGTAATCGAGCCGAGCCACCGCCTGCACAGGAAACTGGAAGTGTTGGCCCTCCACCGTGGAGTCGCGGTGATGGTGGACGAGGTCGAGCACGACGTACCGCGGACGGTACTCGTAGCTCACGGAGTAGAAGCTGCCGGCGTCAGGCTGGTTGACGTCCGGCCACTCGATCGAAGAACCGTCCGCTGAGACGCGGAAGTCGACGTCGACCGCGAACGAGATGAGCGCGCCTGAACGATCGACCCAAGCGACGTACACGAAGCACAACGGAGCGTACTTTAGCTTGTCGAAGGCGGCGCCTGGCTGACGAATCAGGCGCTGCGTGAACCGACCGACGCCGTTGCACAGCGTCAGCCGATCGAAGTAGTCGACGGTGAACTCCGGCTCTGCCGTCACGAGCATGTTCCCCATGTCCCAACGCCCGTACGCGAAGAAGCTCTGGTTGAACTTTACGCCCTGCATGAGCATCTTCGTGTCGATGGCGTCGACGTAGATGAACCCGACGCCTCCGCAGATCGGACACCCGATCACGTGGTCGCGCGGGGACAACCCGGTGCCTGGGACGTTGG